CTGTTCTCAGGCAGCCACTGGCTAGGCTGATCCCCGAAAAGCATACTTTTCATGTTCAGTGTGCCTGCCAGTTATTTTTGAAAGTTTAGCCGCATAGATGTGTCTCGTTACCACATGTCTGTGCGGCTTTTTTTATAAGGTGACGAGGTAAACGATATGAATGCAATTGTAAATTTTGAAACCAATCCATTTGTAGAAGTGGAACTTAATGGTGAAGTTCAGTTGGGTGTTAATGCCCGTGATCTGCACGGAATGTTAGAAGTAAAAGCTGAGTTCTCTCACTGGATTAAGCGTAGAATTACTCAATGTAAATTTGAAGAAAATTTTGATTATGTGGTTATCGTCAAAAAAGACGAAAACCTAAAAGGTGGTAGACCAACAACCGAATACATTATTTCTGTAGATATGACTAAACACCTAGGAATGATGGAACGCAATAACAAAGGTCATGAAATCCGAAAATATTATATTGAACAAGAAAAAATTGCCCGTGATGCCTTTACTGGTCTTCAACTAGAGATAGGTAAGTTGACACTCTTGGCTGATCAATGGACAGAAACACTGTCAAATGCAGGGCGAATATTAAATATTGGTGGTAAGCAGATTAAGCCAAAGATACTGAAAAAGTTAGACGAATTAGTCAAGAAAACACAGCACAAATTAGATTTTGATGATGATCAAAACTAAATGAATCCAACGCCCTCAATACGAGGGCTTTTTAATGCCCGAAAATTAAGGAGCTTATTATGAGTTCAGGCGCTCGTCAGCTAACACAAATAGCTAAAGAAACAACAATTGGGGTTACACCAAGCCCATTTGACCGTCAAACATTTGAATTCACCGAAAATGCATTAGATGCCACAGTAACGAAGGAGTCATCTAACTCAATTGCTGACTCGCGTATTGCTCGATCATCAATGATTACTGGTGCTGAATATGCTGGTGATCTAACTTGTGAAGCTAAATACAGTCCATTAGTTCAAGAATTAATGGCTGCTGCTGCGTTCAATAGCTGGGAAACTGATGTATTAACTTTTGGTGGCAATGTTCGTCAGACATTTAGTGTTTTACGCGGTTTCACCGATGTGAATGACTACCACATTTTTAAAGGTGCGCATGTAAATACCTTTGCTATAGATATTCCAGAGCAAGGTCTTATCACAATGTCTTTCGGCCTCATGGCATTAGGTAGACTCGGTGCAACTACACCACCATTGGGTGCTGTAACTCCTGCTGATGACAACCCTAAGATGTCTAACATATCGGTTGGGGACATCTTGATTGATGGTGTATCTCAAGCTGGTATTTCATGTATTACAGCCTTTACCTATTTTGACCT